TCTTCTTAGCAGTCTTCGCAGACTCTTTGAAGTCTTTAGCGGTTGGCGCATTCTTGCTGCCAACCTTGTTCATCTTCTCGCCAGAACCAGCTTTGATGCGTTCCTGCTTGGCGTGAATATTAGCGTAAAGCCCTGGTTTACTCATTTCTTTGCCGCCGCGCGTTTGGTTGCATATGCAATTGCTACTGCTTGCTTGACCGGCTTACCGGCCTTTACTTCAGTCTTGATGTTTTCTTTGAACGCTTTAGGAGAAGCAGACTTTTTAAGCATTTATGCACCCATCCAAGATCCAGACATTGTAGCCCTATTGGAAACAATCGTACGCGCTTTTTCTTTGTACTCACGATGCGCTACAGGATAGGCAAAGGTCACCGCCAGCGCGTCGGCTGCGTCAGGTGATGCCAACCCTCTAGACTTCATCTCTTTCTTGCCTTCCAGAAAGATCGTACCCGCCGAGTTGGGCTTTTTCATCGGCCCAACCAAATCATCCTTGAGCATCTTGTCCTGCGGGATGCTGGCGGTCTTTAACCACTCGCGCATCGCGCCCCACATCTCAGCCCGCTTGTTGCCCCACATTACGGGGTTCTTGGCTTTCCAACCAAAGTTTACCCCTCGCACCTTATACCGTTGCTCGTTTAGCCTGTCAAGTATACCGTAGCCCAAACCGCCTTCGTCTATTACAGTCAGCGTTGGTTTGAACTCATCAATTGCGTCAATCACGCGACCGACAATTGACATCGTATCTTCGCCCTTGTACCGCTTGATCGCTACGATGTCACGCCCGCGTCTGACAACAATCACAGTCGAGTCCAGACCACCCCTTGCCGGATCGACCCCTATTACTATAGGCGCGGTTTCGTCCTTGTACTTAGGCCGCTTGAATGCGTCCTCGACTACCATCGGCGAGATGAACTGATCCTCACCCGCGCTTGGAAAGTCGCCGTACACCTCTACCCTAGCCTGGATCGAATCCTCGCCGTACTCCGCGATGATCTGCTCGTATACCTGCTTGTCCGTCCCCTCGACCGTGCGCGCATCTATCTGGCGCGTCTGCCAAAAGTCACGCTTACTATTAAATGTCTCAAAAAAATACCCGCTGTTGCGTCGTGGGTTGCTAAACGCAAACCAGTAGCGGTCTAGAATGTTCTCTGTGAAGAAGCCAGCCCCCACCGCCCAGATCGCGTCGGCGATACCTGACGCCTCGTCAAAGATCAACATCATTCCGTCGTGGTTATGTACCCCGGCGTAAGCGTCGGGGTTCTCTTCACTCCACAGCTTGCCCTCTGCCGCCCAGTAGCGCGTCCCTTTCTTTAAGTCGCGCTCTACCAGTTCGGTCAGCCATTGCGCCGGTACGATCTTAGTCGCGCTGATCTCCCACCAATGGGAGTTGATGATCATCGCTTGCCATTTGGTCAATTCGCCCCAGGTCACCGACCGTAACTGCGCCTCGCTGTTGGCGCTGACAATGACCGTCGAGCCGATCCGCGTGGACAACATCCACAGGATCAGCCAACTCACTAACGCCGACTTACCAATACCCCGTCCGCTGGACACCGCTTCGCGCAGCGTGTCCATGTTGACCTTACCTTCGTTGACTTTGATGTGCTTGGTAATGTCACGCAGTATCTCGCGCTGCCACTTGCGCGGTCCGCTGAACTTAGCTAACGGTGTGTTGGGTTGGCCCCAAGGAAACGCGAACAGTACAAACGCTTCAGGATCGTTCGCTATTGCGGGTGACCACAACCGCGTCATCAACGTCTGCTCTTCGGCTGATGTATAGATCGTTTTTTGCATTCTCTAGCACTCTGGTTTGCGCGGCTTCTAGCGCCTGTGTGATGCTGATCCGTTGATACACATCAACGCTGACTTCTTGCTTGGCCGTCCACTCGTGCCGGTGACGCAGGATTTCTAACGCGGCTTTAGCGTCGCCACCTAACGCCGCGCTATTGAGAACCTGGGAGATCTCTCTTTCATTGTCAGCGCGGCCTTTTTGTTCAGCCATTTCCGCTAACGGATCTAGCTGACACAGTTGCCGATATTCAGCGGGCAGCATACCAGCAGCCAGCGCCAGTGAATCACCTTTCAGACCTAACTTTGCCGCGTCGTAAATCGATTGAAGACGCGCCTCTGTTGCTTGAACATTTCTGACAGTTAGTGGCAAAGATTTGAACATGGCTGAAGTGTAACAAAAAAAATTTTAAAAATGTTTGTGGGGGGTGCGTTACCGTGACCGGTCGGGCCAGGGCCCTACCCGGCCCCCCTCGGCCAAAAGCCAAATGTACCCGCTTGTTTGCCATGTCCACACGGGTCGATGCGGCCGTGCGCACCCGATGTGCACCCGATGTGCACCCGATGTGTACCCGGTGTACCCGCCTGTTTGCCATGCTAAAAAATCGGTTTGCCGTGTACGTGTACCCGCCTGTTTGCCATGCTGCAGAATCGTTCTATTTTTTAGTGTGTGAGCGTGTACCCACATGTGAGCGGTTTTTGACCGGGTAAAAAATTGCGCTGGGAAAACGCGCGCCAATTTGGTGGCCGTCGCACAGCAAAATCCCTATATTATAAAATTCAACTTTTTTCAAAAGTAGACTAGTTAACATCCGGGTACAGCCCTCAAACCCGCGCCGTTACGCCATTTTGTGTGGACACTTGCCCTCGTTTTTTGGCTCACAAAACGCTAACATTGTGTCCACACTCTCAGATTAGGGTTTCCCCTAGTCAAAAAGTTGTTGACAAGCGTTATCCGCGCGCGTAAAGTTCACTCATGCGCTGCAGTTCGCAACGCTAACAACCCAGGAGAACACAACATGACTAAATCAGAGCAACGCGAAGTTTCCCGTCTTGACTTGTACATTGCACACGGTTTGCGCGATACCGCAGCGCGCGCGATCGCCACGCTAATCCGCAGCGCGCGCACGACGCGCAGCGCTAACGAGTTGCGCGCGATCGCCAACAAGCTGCAGCTTGATCGTCATCCCGATTTCATTGCCTAACAACAACACGGCGCGCCACACGGCGCGCCACACTGGAGAACCGAAAATGCTTTACATGACTGAACAGCGCGCGATCGAAACGGCCGCGTTTAACAACGAAGGCGACGACTGGACCTACACGATCGAACAGCGCGGCGATTACTACGTGATCGCCGTACACGACGAGGAAGGCATCCTCGTCGGCTACCTTTAAAATTTCAGCGAATGCGTCTCCGGGCGCATTCGCGGACGTTTTGTCCGGCAACACTTCACTACACTCAGGAGAACACACAATGGCAACACTCTCGAAACACGGAACCGAAATTGGTCGCTTGGTTTACGTTGACTACGTAAAATCCTATCGTTCGGATGGTACGGTTCTCAAAAACCACGGATTCGGTTGGAAGATGGCCGGTAAAGTTAAACCGGGCGCGGATATTGTCGACGTGTACGAAAAAGCGGTTGCGCATCAGCGCGACTTCCTCGCAAAGTATCCCGCTCATGCGGCGTACCGGAAAGAACTACATTCGCTGGCTGGCATCGGGAAAGCGTGGAAACTTCACGCTTGCATTCAACTGATGCACGATGACGTCGACGGAGTGTGGAGCGAATGTTGCGACGGGTACAGTGACAACGTACACGCTGACGTCGACGAAATTGCGAAATTGTGTCGACTATATGAGGATTCACGACGCGAGCGTGAAACTGTAGCGGCCTAAAATTTCAGCCCATGCGCGCGCTACCATGCGCGCATGAGCGGACGTTTTGTCCGATCACACTAATTTAAGGTGCACTCAATGAAAATTAACGTCAAACTTTCAGCGCTGCGCGCAATTTCACAATTCAGCGCTGACCAAGATATTCGCTATTATCTGAACACGGTTCGGGTTGAAGCGGATCAGAACCGCACAATCTTAACCGCGACTGACGGCCATTGCCTGGGAATCCATCGCACACTGCGCGCGGACAATGAATGCGACAAGGTAACGATTCTATTGCCGTTCGACGTCATCAAAATGCTCAAACCCGCGAAAAATAAACTCGACGCGGCCGTCATTGAAACTGACGACGGGTTGAAGGGTACGATTAGCGTGATCGGCGGAGCGACGATCGGATGGGCGGCCGTCGACGGCAAGTTTCCCGATATTCCGCGCGTTATTCCGCAAAAATGCTCAGGGGAACCCGCTCAGATAAACCCGGCCGTACTCGCAAAGTTTGCGGCCGCTAACAAGCTATTTGGGAAAACATGGGCGCCTAAAATTTGGCACAACGGCACGTCATGTGCGGCCGTTACATTGCAGGAACCCGATTTTTTTGGATGCCTGATGCCCTATCGTGATCCTGAGGGTTTGACCGGCTACGTTGCGCCCGCCTGGACTCTGGAGTCATTCTAATGGGTTATTTCGACGCTCTCGACGCTGCGCGCCAGTCAATCAAGGACGGCAGCATAAACGAATTTTACACTCGCACCACTTCGTGCGGTTTCCGCCAGATAATCGCCCATTCCGATCAAGGCTGGCATACGTGGTACAGCGATGAATGGTATTTTGAACACAACGATATAGCAGTCTAAGGGAAAACACCATGCAAGCAATCATCACCAAGTATATCGGTCCATCCAACACGAAGGGCGCGCGCATTAAGGCGATCGCCAGCGCTGGTAGCGTAACCATTAGTTACGATCACAATCAGGATCACGATGAACCATTCCGCGCTGGCGCGCAAGCGCTGTGCGCAAAGTTCGGTTGGGAATTTAACCATTGCAACGGCGGCCTCCCCGACGGTTCAATGGTTTGGGTTCAATTGCCAAAAAAGCGGGGCGCATAATGGACTGGACACGCATTAAAAACGACGTTAACGGGAACAGCCGTTGGGTTTGCCATTGGTTGACGTTCAAACCAGCCGCCGATACTTATGAGGCCGCGCTCGCGTTGGCGCGTCAAATTGGCGGGCGCAAGTATCACAATAAACAATACGGCGGTGGCATCGTTTTTCAATGCTACGGCCCCGACGATATCGGCCCGCATATTGCGCGCGTTAAAGGGAAATCACAATGAAACTCGAAACCTACTGCACTTTCGCGCTTATCGCTTGGATTATCGTAACGGGCGCAATATTGCTTGAGAATATAGCGGCCGCGTTGTGTCGTTAGTCATCGCGGCCGTTTTGGCCGCGATCCTAGTGATCATCCTAGACTTATAAGAGCGGCCCGCAAGGGCCGTTTTTCATTGTGCCGGGTTATAGTCGGGTTCGACCATCCGACGCAGCGTCGACGCGCCTACGGCCGCTAGGTCGGGCGCGCAGTAGACGTGACGCTTCGATTCAAGCCCGCGCGCAGCTACCCGGCCGCAGTCGATCCAACCCGCTTCTTTAATCGCCTGTAATAACGCTTGTTGATACAGCTTCAAACCAGCGGGCGTGCTACGTGCAAGATCGTCCAACACGGCCTGCAGGGGCGCCGCGATGACGCCACGGGTGAAAACGCCTTTACGGGCGCGCATAAGCTCCAGAATGTAAGACTCCGCGCCCGACAACGAGTTTTCCGTCATGGTTTGCTTAAATTCCGTCATAGGTGGAGCGGCCCCCGGATTGAACCGCGACACGTCGCGAGCGTGCAACCAAGCGGCCACGGCCGCGCGACCACCCGTCCTAAGCCATTGCCATATGGCCGCGCCATCCGCGTCACTCATGCGCCCGACGCGCGACCAGATACAGAACCAACGCCTATCTTGGGCGCTGATCGATATAGGCAGTAAGTCATTCGAGAATGCCAACACGAAACCACGGTTTGCCATCATATAAGGATGAAGTCCCTTCCGATTCACGGCCAGCACCTCAGGCGGGGCCGCGATGATAGGTTTGAGTTTATTGGCTAGGACGCGCCTATCGGCCGCCAGCGCCTCTTTTAGCTCGTTGATTACTAGAATCTCAGACTCTAGTTGATAGCCCCATTGGGACGTGAGCGACTCATTGTCGACCAAGCCCAAATTATGCTTGTTGTCCCCGCAGACGGCCCATATAAAGGGATCGTACATAGTGTCCTTACCCGACCCCTCATCGGACGCGTGAAGGATCGCATGGTTGATTTTGACCCTAGGGTTTTGCACTTTATAGGCCATAACGTCCCATATATGGTCTAGCTCTGACTGTACCGGGACTAGCTTGCGGCAATGGTCGATCCACGCTTGTATAGGACCCGCCATAGGCGTCGGTCGCGCGTCGACCCAACGGTTCGCATAGGGTAGATTGTCCCTCACGGCTAAGACCGACTCACCGGCCGCATAGGTCAAGCCCGCCAAGATATGCCCGCCCGCGGCCGTTCGGTTTTCGTCAAACCACAGGGACGGGTTAATGATCCGCGCCTTACCGCCGTTATTGTGCATCGAATGGCACATGATCCCGCGATAAGTCGCGTCGAACGCCCGACGCGATATAAGCACACGGTCCACTAGGTCGAAATAGGCGTCATCCGACTGGACATAGGCGAAACGTTTGAACCAGTCGGCCCGCTCGACCCGCGCCCGCTCACGCGCCTCGACCTGGGCGATCACGGCCTTAGCGTCATCGGTGAACATCTCCGTAGGCGTTAGCTTAGACAACGCGCCACCCATGACCGACGCGAGCAACTCATCACGTAGGCCATAGGTCCGCTTGGGGCCGCCCTGCTCTTCCACCCATGCTAGGAACCGCGTAGAGTCCCACTCAACGCAATGCGAGTGCAGACAACAATACGCCCGCGAAGCGGGCATATAGCGGCCCTCTGGATTGCCGTCTGAATGCTCCGCGCTGTTAGGGCAGATAACGCCCCACCAGCCCGCCGGGTTGCCGCCCTGCGTGACTTCTTTACGCTCGACAAGCCACGCCAGCACATCATCCGACCCGTCATCTTTTAGGACGCCCGGACGAAATGTCGTGGTCTCCACCGCGCCGGGGACGACCGACAGAGCGCCGCAAATTTCTTCAAGACTAAACTCGCGCGACGGGTTGAACTCAACCAAACGCGCGGCGAAGCGCCCGCGTCCGGGCTTTAGATTGATCGAGCCGGGGATACGGATATTGCGAACCGGATTGATAGCGCCAGGATCGGTATATCCCGCCGCTGCTATCGCCTTGATCGCGGCGCTATAGACGGATTTGTGGGGCTGATCGTCTAGCCGGAATACGTAGCACCATTGAAAGTTATCTTTCGACGTTTCAATGATCCACGTAGGTCTGATCGTCGGCGTCTTCGACTTCGTACCGACGTCATCTAGAACCAAGCACCACACGTTCTCACAGAACGCAGCGCCCGCGCTAACCCGCTGGCCGTCGAAGCGCGACTCTATAAACGAGCCAATGTTGACGTACCACGCGCCTTCACCGCGCGGTTTGCGAAACGCAGGGTAAGCGTAACCGCCCTCACGCTCGACTTGTTTAGTGAATAGTACAACTTCACCCTCTGGCGCGAGGGCTATGATATGATCCACGAGTTCCATGTGCTCTCCTAGTTGATCCCGCCCTAGCCGGCGGGATTTTTTTGTCCGGCTATTTGCCGTAACGGGTCATCTGCTTAACTTCTGCCTTCAGGGGCAAACCTACCGCCCAGGGCGGCGACGTACACATCACCCGCGCCAATAAGTCGGGGTCTCCGTCCTCTAGGACGATCTCGTCATGTACGTGGAGCACTACGTTATCTAGCTGACGTAGCGCGTGGCGCAGGACATCATTGGCGACTGCTTGGGTGATGTTCTCGCAAGCCAAGCCTTTCCATAGACGAGCGCGCGGCCATTCTTTAGCGTCAGCGGCGGGCTTCCAAGCGGCTTTGCAGTATGAAATGCCATCGTCTTCCAGTTTAGCGAACGGGTAACACAGAACGCGGCCCGAAGGAAGAATGTACCAGAGATGCTGCCGGTCGAATAGGTACGTAACCCGACCCGCGCTGAACTCCGCGTTGGGCGTGTGCATGGCCGACGTATAGGCCCGCTCAAGCTCAGACCAGAACCGCACCGCCCATTGATTGCTGCGCCGCCAAGCGTCAACCATGCGCTTCGCGTCAGCCTCCGGTAGATGGATACCATAGGCCCGACCCATAGCCGCGAACGCGCCTACGCCGCCCGCATAGCCGCACGATAGCTCCTGAACTTTGCCGATCTGGCGCTGATCGTCCGTCACTTGATCGACTGAGCACCCGAAGGTCGCGGCGGCGTTTATCTTATAGATGTCTTGGTCGAACTGCTTGAGCTTCTCCTCGCCCATGCCCGACAGCCACGGGTTGACGCGCGCCTCGATGGCCGACCAGTCCGCGACTACGAAATTACCAATAAGCGCGGGTCGGAGCATCCCTTTGAGCACATCTGTAACTCTTCGTCCGTGAAGAGGGACAATTGCTCGACCGGCAGCCATGTCGTCTCGTACAGTTCCGGGGTCTCTGGCGGTCTTGCGAGTGAAATTGTGAACTTGTGCTCCGTAACTTGAAGCACGCCCAGTAGCGGACCCCCCAGCAAATACAAATGCACCCCGTACCCTGTCGTCTTCGACATCTGCTAACTCCTGTAAACGCTTAAATTTCGCAATCGAGGATGCCCATAGATCGTCCGCGCATTGCACGACTTCACGCACATCCGGGTCTAGGTCATCACACGCTAATAGATTAGCGCGAACGGCCTTGTCGATGCTGTACTTCTCACCGACCCACATCAGTTTCTTTTGCTCGTCGGTCACCCGCGCCAGCACCCATTCGCGCATACGTGGCGACCTCACCGCTAGGCCGCCGGTGATCTCAGTTACGATACTTTGTATCTCAGCTAGTTCGACGTCAGCGTAGCGGATCGCCGCCTTGCAAAGTGTAATGTCGACCTTTACACCTCGGTCGTTGATCCGCTCGTTAACGTGGTAGTCGAGTAACTCATCTTGAGATAGCTGGCGCAGGGCTAGGCTAACGGCGCGCATAGCGCGCACATCCTGCTCGCAATACTCTATGAGTTCGGGGATTAAGGTTTTATTGTACGGCGGGACGCAACATTGCCGCACAAGGTAGTCGCCCCGGCGGTCTTTCTTCATGTCAGCGCCCGCGAACCTGCCGACGTCCTCAAGCGACCCCGGCGCACAATTGGCGCGGGCTTGTGTTGCGGTGCAATAAAACTGCTCAAGATCAAAATTGATCTGTAGCACGTACCAAAAGATTAGACGCTCAAACGCGGCGTTGTGCGCGCGGATCTGGCCTTTGTGGTTTAACACATCGACGGGAAATGTTAAGTCTGGCGTCCAGGTTTTAACAGGTCCATCGTCGAAAGCGTAGGACATACAGATGACTTCGGTTTCCAAGTCCTGCGCGTAGTTATAGACACCCGCGACCCGAAGGTCGCAGGTGCTACGGGTCTCGAAGTCAACCCACAGGATCACTTACCCTGCGCGACGACGGCGCGTCGGCTGGGGAGCTTCCTCTTCAGGTCCGTCCATCGACATGAACTCGACGATCTCAAAGATCGGCGTGAAAATGCGACCGTAGGACTTGTGCTGGTAATGCTCTTTCTTGAGCAGCACCACCGGCACGGGCTTCGACTCATCTACAGACACTTGGTTCGCAAACGCGCTTGCCAAGGCTTCGTAGGAACGCTTGCCGCCGACCGAAGTCGTCGTGTAGCGCGCCTCTAAGCCCTTGTCCTCGCCCGTCAAACACTTGAGCGAGAACCCGACTTGCTTCTCCCATCCACGCGCGGCATGGGGAGGCGCGTCGTCCGTGTCCGGCAGCGGATCGGTCAGCGCCACCATACGCTCGCCCAGCACAACGCCGTCGCCCCAGGCGATCCAACCATGTACGAAGGAGAACGGGTTAACGGCCCACTTAGAGTCAGACTCAACTTCAGTCTGATCCGCGCCGAACACCCAATGGCCGGTCTTGTCCATTTTCAGGATGACCGAACCAGCGGAAGCGGCGGGGGCTGCAACGGTCTTGATCGCCGTTGCGATTGCTGCAAGAGCGGGAAGACCTGCTTTATTGAAGGCTACTAGATTTGACATCATTTCATCCAAGTTTAAGAAGAGCAGTTTTCATCTGCTCGGGAAGGAACACAACCGCTGACCGGGGATCACTCTCCGGGGCTATTGTGGTTCCCGACGACACCGCAACAACGATGTCATCGGGGAGGTTAAGTTTACTCTTTTTCAAGATCTTCTCAACCTTGGCGGGCGACAGCAGGGCTGTCTCCACCAATTCTTCACGGTCTACGCCTAGCTTAGTCAGCGCAGCGTAAGCCTTGTCTTCATCAACCCATTGGCGCAACGCGCGCTTGGGGACCAACTTGTAACCCGGAACCGGCTCGCCAGACTCAAGGATCTGGTGCGCGAGTTCCCGCAGGTCGCCGATCCACTTCTCGACCAGATCAGCAGTCGCCAAGTACGCGCCAATCTTCGCGGGGTCTAGGTCCTTGATCTGCACCTTCAGCGCCCGTTCTGCTGCGCCGGTCATCTGCGGGCAGATTGGCTTGGCAGGGCAGTAGCGGCAATGGTCGCCAACTTTAAGCGGCGCAGCAGCGTTTTGTGACGCGGTGACGGCGTGAACCAAGTCGCGCTCGAACTGCTTAACGCGCGCCACGGTAGTCGTCCACCGCTTAACCGCTGGCGGCTGGACAATGACCATTTCAACCTCAGATACACCCGCAAACGCCCATTCCAGACCCCTAGTCCGCATGGCCGCAGCGGCGTAGAACAGCAATTGCTCGTTCTCTTCAACATCTACTGCCCCACGACCAAACTTCCAGTCAAGGATGACAGCGCGGTCGTCAATCCGACCGATCAAGTCGGCGCTGCCGAACACGTTCGGGAGCAGTTGGCCGAAGTTGACATGGGCCTCAATTTGATACTCCATGTCGCCGTCTGGGTCGATTTCAGTTAGCGCCGCCATCGCCGGGATGATCTTCTCGTCAATCAAGTCCTCAGTCATGACTTGGTCGTTCTCGGTCATGCCGAGTACGCTCTTGATCTCAAGCGATGGGTCATTAAGAAGCGTCGCCATTGCGTTGTGACACAACGTGCCTTCGTCAGCCGCGTCACTTCCCAATTTGGGAGGCATCTTCTGCACCAGCGTAACCGAGCCTGGGCAGTTAATGACGCGCTTGGCGGTCGAGCCGCCTACGATATTACTGTGCATTTGCTTTCCCTTTGATCAGGTTCGTTAGCGATTCCTGCGACAGCATCGCAGGGTTGTGCCGCCCTAGCATCTTAGTGACCCACCCGCGCGGCCAGAGCAGCGACAGCGACACTTTAGCGCCAAGCGCCAGCAACTCCGCCGTGGTGTAGGTATCGCCGCCAGGAACAACCCAAGTGTTCTTGACGCGCCAATGAGGGACCAACATCAAGTTGCCTTTGTAGAACACGGGGGTAAGGTCTAACGGCTCGAAGTCGCCGTTGTCGTCTTCCATTCTGTGGATGAGGTTCATTCTGCGGTGTCCTCTTTTTCGTAAGTAAATTCTGCGCGGTAAAGGAAGGCGTAGTTGCTGCATTCAAACTTCACCGTGTTGAACTTGGTGTTAGGGAGAAGGCTTTCTAAGTAAGTGATGAGAATGTTCTGGACTTCTTCGCGGTCTAGGGTAATTTTCATTTGAGAGTACCTGTGTGGTTGGTTGGAGATGTCATACTGCCCGACCACGATCTGCTTGTCAACAACTTTTTCGCAAGATATGATGGCGGCATGAAAGAAAACGAGATCGAACGCCACTTCGTCTGGACCGTCGAGACGATGGGCGGCAAGACGTACAAGTTCACAAGCCCCGGCGTTCGGGGCGTGGCTGACCGCGTGGCGTGTCTGCCAGACGGGTCGACGTGGTTCGTGGAACTTAAAACCAAGGGGGGCAAACTTAGCAAACTACAAGAACACTTCGGCGCAACCATGCGTCAACTTAACCAAAACTACACAGTAATCTGGAACTTAGAAGGGGTAGCACAATGGTCCTTAGACCTTACCAAGAAGTAGCCGCAGACTTTCTGTACGGCCAAGACCGCGCAATGATCCTAGCGCCCGTGGGGGCTGGCAAGACGGCGATCACGTTGACCGCGCTGTCGGCGCTGCTCAAGATCAAACGCAACGCTTTAGTGCTTGCGCCCAAACGGGTAGCCGAAAGCGTATGGGCGACCGAAACCGCGAAGTGGGCGCCTGAGTTGACCGTCGCGGTCGCGGTCGGCACACCAAAGCAGCGCCAGAAAGCGTTTAAGTCCGGCGCGCAGGTGGTGGTGACCAACTACGACAACATCCAGTCGATGCCGCATCTGGATTTTGACTGCATCATCTTTGACGAATTGACGCGGCTCAAGAACCCGTATGGCGCGCGGTTCAAGGCGCTTGCCAAGCTGATAGATAAGATTGAGATTCGGTGGGGTTTGACCGGATCGTTCACCAGTAACGGGTTGGAAGATGTGTACGGGCAATGCAAGATCATCGACCAGACGCTGCTTGGGCGCTCTAAAGGCGCGTTTTTGCAACAGTACTTTATCGCCATAAACCCTGAGTTCGGCCAATGGACGCCGCGCGCCGGTAGTTTGGAACACGTCATGGAGCGTATCAAACCGGCCACTTACGTCCTTGAGCCGGGCGAGTACAGCGACAAGTTACCGCCGCTGCACATCGTTCATGTGGACTGTCAGATGCAGATGGATCACTACAACAAACTCAAGAAGGAGTTTGTGCTGGAGTACGACACCGCCAACATCGTCGCCCTGAACGCTGGCGTGGTGACGGGCAAGTTGCAACAGATGGCGTCGGGGTTCATATACGACACGCACCAAACGCCCGATCAAGTTGTGCGGGGTAAGTTCATTACGCATCAGACGCCGATCTGGTTTTCCAAACATAAGTTTGAGGCGCTGGACGACTTGCTGGCTGAGAACCAACACGCCAACACGATTCTGGTCTACCAGTATCAGGAAGAACTTGCGGAACTGCACCGCCGCTATTCCAACCTCGTGACGCTTGACGATGAGGACGCCATCGGGCGCTGGAACGCCGGTCAGATTGAACTATTGGCGATCCATCCTAAGTCTGCCGGTCACGGTCTGAACCTTCAGCACGGCGGCTGCAAGATGGTCTTTGTATCGCTGCCGTGGTCGCTGGAGTTGTTTGAGCAGACGGTCGGACGCTTACATCGCAGCGGCCAACGCCACGACGTCTGGGTCTACATTATGTCAACTCAGAAGACGATTGATGAAAAAATTTGGACGGCGCTTCAAGACAAACGCGCCGTGTCTGACATTGCTATGGAGGCGCTGAAATGAGATACGGAATCCTTGACGACGAAGGTAACGTCGTCCGGTGGGTCTGGAATATGCCGCCATACCCGCACATCGTCCAGAAAATAAAACGCCAGCGCAAACCGAAGCTGGATCTATCTAACGTACCGGAGGCTTTATTTTGATCATCAACGGCAGGATTGTCAAAGACTGGGACAAGTCCCAGATCAGTACCGCCTACCAGCGTCCGCCACAGTTCCAGATCATTACGTGGGATATGGGCAGGGTTCAAAGCTGGCTGTTGGGTAAGCAACCGCTGGCCCGCACACTACTAGAGAAGGTGATCCGATGAAGCTAATCCGGGCAAAACTGATCGCCGCGCGAGAAGAACTTATAATTCGTCAGCGCGAACTGGCCGCAGCGCAGCGCAACTACAACCGCGTACTTGAAACGCTCAAAGACTTAGAGGTGCGAATTGAATCACACTTGGAGGGGCTTAAACGTAGCTCTGAAGACGCTGGACGAGCAAAAGGTGCTGGAGATGCTGAACCACGAGAGAGCGACTGAGAGTCGCGCCAGCATCCTGCGCCGCATTCATCAACGATATAACGTGCTTCGCGTATCGCGCGAGCGCATCGAACTACTTCAAGAGGCTAAACAACCATGACCGACTTCGCAGCGTGGCGCTACGAGAACCTTGTGCAGTTCGCCAAGGAATCGACCGA